TCAGATGTCGCGCACCATGCCCCACTTGATGAGGCGGAAGTCGCCGAGGAAGGCGAGGATGCCGGTCGCCGGGGTGACGAGCCGGCCGTTGACCGTGCCGGACGTGGCGGCCGGGATGCCGTCGAGGTTGCCGACCTGAAGGTTGATCGGGATCTCCGGGTAGAAGCGCTGGCCGGTGGAGGGAACGCGGATCTTGCGCAGCTCGTTCGCCATGGTCTTGGACAGGGCGATGCCGTTGATGTCGTACTCGTCGCTGACGGCCTCGGCGAGGCTGTCGATGTCGGCGACGCGATCGTCGGTGGCCGGCACGCTGACCGCGCTTTTGGCGAGCGCGTTGAAGCCTTCGAGGGTCGTTTTCTTCTTGGGGTCGAAGGCGTGGTAGACGACGTAGTCGAGGACGCGGCCCATCGCGGCGGCCTGGTCTGCCTGGATCTTGCTGATGATCTCCAGTTTGGCGTCGTCGTCGGCCCACTGGAGCTCGTTGCTGAGGCGGGTGGTGGTCTGCACCTTGAAGCGCTTGCCGACGACCGGGGTGAGGGTTTCCTCGTAGCTGGACTTCTGCGCGCCTTCGGCGACGACCTCGGCTTCGGAATTGCCGGTGAAGACCATGTAGTCCTTGTCGAGGAAGAGCTGGGGTTCGCTCGGGG